GGACGGCCTACCTTCGATGCATCAACCAACATAGGAATTTCACAATGACTCACCACACGCCCGCTGTCGATCTTAATACCACGGAGGTCTATCCATCTAGTCGTTACGATGTTAATGTGACGACTAATGTTCAGACTCCCGTGGCAATCGGCAATGGGAATTATGTGTGGACTAGGGATCAAAGGCCTGAAAGCGTTCACAGTCCTTTATGGGCTGGTACTAGCTTCCGAACCTGCGCTCCCTTCAACCGTCGTATGGAGAAAGGTATTACGGCTCACGCCGATACCTCTACTTTCAGAAACGGCAACATTGTGACTGTCTTCCCTGGATTGAGCCTCTGGGCCACTGGGAACTCCCTGTATAATGGGGTTCCCACGCCTACACTCGCTGGAGCTGGGCTTATAAATAAAGCCCTTGTTAAAGCCTTGAATCGATTAAAAGATCAAGAAATCCACCTAGGAAACTTCCTGGCAGAGGGTCAACAAGTTGTTGACTTAATCGGAGGCACAGCGAAAACTATCGCGAAACAGGTGTCGTCATGGCGTTCTCGCAACCCTAATAAATGGGGTCTTGTCAAACAATGGCAACGTGGTAACCTGGCTAAAGATCTCTGGCACTGCATACCAAATTCTTGGCTGCAGATGCAATACGGTTGGATCCCTCTCATGTCTGACGTAGAAGGCGCGGCTAATCACCTCGCTCGATTGTCACTCACGCAAAAGCCTCTGATTTTCTCAAAGGGGCAGGCGAAGAACGAGGAAGACGTGGAAAAGCCTGTAACGGCTCGAAGCGGCTTCGCTAGTAATTCGGCTATTGCGACATGGGAAATGAAGCAGGCAGTCTATGTGCATCTTGTGTACGGACTGAATTCCCCTGCTTTAGTCCAGCTCTCCCAGTTGGGTCTTATAAACCCCGCTGAGATTGTCTGGGAGATCACCCGCTACTCCTTCGTTGTGGACTGGTTTCTGCCACTTGGCTCATGGATGTCGTCTTTGACGGCAAACGTGGGCTATGATTTTGTGACAGGGACTCTTTCACGGCACACGAAGTGCGGTTATAAGTCATCGAGAGTTAAAACGACTAGTGCAGACGCACAACTTGTGCGCCCTCCGGGTTATTCCGGTAGTACGGTTAATTTTGTTCGTACCTGCTATACTAGTTCTCCCGTCCCCGGCCTCTACGTAAAGAGTCCAATTAGTCTTAAGCATGCATTGAATGGAATTTCTCTGCTGCTTCAGGCGTTTCGGTAGTTAGCTATGCCTATTCAAGCGTCAATGACGTTGAACACCAAAGTGTATACCCCTCGCGGCACCAGTAATGGTGTTAGCAAGTGGGCCCTCACTGGCGATACCACGTTTGGTGGAGCGCAAAGTGAGGTCACGGAATCGGTGAAGGGTCCGTACTCGGACGGTACATACCGTACCCGATGGGTGCTATCCGTTCCAAAGGCCGCAACTGCTGATACTGCATGTGGATGTGTCGGTACAATTACCGGCACCGGCAAGGCTGATGTTAATATCACCTGGCCGGTTAATTTCACCACTGCAGAGAAGCAGGACTTCGTCGATCGTATCCAAGCAATGATTGCTACGAGCGTCTTTGACGTCTCGGTCGCAGTCCCCGAGGGGAGTTGGTAACATGGATCTAAGACGGGTAAGACTTAACGTTAAAGACAGTAGGGGGTGGTCCGACAGCCTCGTTTACACGAATCTGTTGAGCCACTTCTGTATTGTCCAGCGTGAAAGTACTACACTCGCCTTGGAAGCGTGTTCCGATCCCCCTCGCGTCACTGTCGGGAATCGTGCGTACGGCGAGTTCGACCAAATCATCTTTGACTCTCTTTGGTTTGAGAGTAAGGAAGAAATGGTTGAGTTCGTCGAACACATGAGCCTCGACCTTGATGCTGGATTGAGTCATTGGGGTAAAATCCTGATGACTTTTTGTGGATAACGACACGCGACACTAAGGTGAACGCTGAGTAGACCCTTAAGCAAGGTCAAACCCACACGCGCAGCTGAGTTGGTTGCGTGCCGAAACGATCGTTTGTTCTCAGATGGAGACACTCCGTGAGAAAGAAGTCCAAAGGTTGCTACGTACCGAATCCCCTTATCTCATCGGTGCTTCTTGCACTCGGTGAGACCGGGGCTTCCTTAAACGCGCTCTACAGTGACTCTTCTAAACATCAGAAGATTGCTGAAGAATTCACTGGGTTTTACAGGCCCCATTTGGGGGTTCCTGCTGACTCAGCGGATGTGGAAGAGCTTTCGCTCGACTACTGGGCGCGTTGCCTTTTGTCAAAGTATCCTCTGCTTCAGTCCGGAATAGATACCCGGGCTGCGGCAGTTGAGACTTGGCATGGAGCGGAGGATGCATGCAGGGCTACAAACCAGAAGCTGGCTAGTAGTCGCTGGTGGAGGGAACCGGAATACTCTTGGGACCGTGAGGTCGTTAAGAGCGCCGGGGACTTCTGCCAGAGTGTCCTGGGAGATTTCTCCTGGGACGCTGCATACCTGCACTGTGACTACGGACCGGGGGCTTCTATTGGAGTGCCCTCGGTTCGCCGTGCACTAAGGTACAAGATCGGTTGCAAGAAGCCGACTGCAACAGGGACCTGCGAGAGCCTATACGCGGCCTACTTGAAACACAATGCCAGACTTGCTCAATTTGTCGAGCAGAATGACGTTGTGCCAGAGTGGGTTGACGGCAATCGCGTTACCACCGTGCCAAAGAACGCAAAAACTGACCGTGTCATAGCCATTGAGCCACTTCTGAATATGTTCTTCCAGAAGGGGATCGGTGGCCTGATGCGGCAGAGGCTTCTGCGTTTTGGCTGTAATCTTAATGACCAGACGGTCAACCGCACCCTCGCATTAGAGGGTTCCAAAAGCGGTCAGGTAGCAACCTTAGATCTGTCGTCAGCATCAGATACCGTAAGTCGTGAGCTGGTTCAAAAGCTCATTCCTGAGGACTGGTTATTGGCGATGAATAACGTGAGGTCGGCGTTCTCTGTACTCGATGGAGAGAGGTATTTTCTCCAGAAGTACAGCAGCATGGGGAACGGGTTTACCTTCGAGCTTGAGTCGCTGATCTTTTTGTCAGTGGCCCAGGCCGTCAGGAAGCTCGCTTTTCCAGCTATTAAGTCACGTCAGATCAGCGTGTACGGTGATGATATTATCGTGCCCGTTGAGATGGCCACTACCCTTGCGACTACCCTGACGTCACTTGGTTTCCAGGTGAACGCTAAGAAGTCGTATTGGCATGGTGGTTTCCGTGAGTCGTGCGGTATGCACGGCTTCGGAGGCGTCGACGTCACCCCAATCTACATTAAATCGCAAGTAGATTGTCCTGAGAGGAGCCTTTGGCTCTTGAACAGCGTTCGTCGTTTGGCCCACCGTTCCCTCGGGAAAGGTTATGGGTGCGATAAACGCTTCCAGCAAAGTTGGGAATTAATCTTCTCGTCCTTGCCGCTCAGGTTTCGCCAGCTGTCCATTCCCGAAGGTTTCGGGGATGGGGGGGTGCTCCGAGATTTTGACGACGTGTGTCCCCGTCCAAACCGCCCGAAAGGGTGGGTGGAGGGTTATTACGCTAAGTCAGTCTCTAGAGAGTACCCCTACGACCATCCGTCCGGCGATGAAGTCCTTCTAGCCTCCCTTTGGAGGTTAGAGCGGCTCAAAGCCGATGGTGTGGTTGCTGGGAAGGGGTGGCCTTCCGAGGAGTTAAATCCTCGGAGGCACAGGGATCGTTTCCATAAGATCCTTGTACCACGGTGGGGTGCACTTGGTCCGTGGCTCTGACCCGAAGCATAGCTTAGGGCTGTAGCCTTTTAAGTGTCACTGGT